CATGGGACAAAAGAGCTCTTGATAATGTTATTATCATAAATGATCAAATTGATGAGGACGTAAATAAATGAGAGAAATCACAGGTTGGACAGACGACAACGAAAAAGATTTTCTTCGCACCTTGGGAAAGTGGCAGAATCATGAATCGGATGGCATCCTATCCAGACGCCACAAATTGGAGGGTTACATAGCATCAATACCAAAGCGCGAGAACTGGGGAAAGATGAACCGCGACACAATCAAGACCTTCGCAGAATATCAGCTTGCGGAGGAAAACGCGCAGGCGTGTAACTGAGTTTACCGGAATCCGGCCCGCATTGCAGATGCTAAAGCCTGATCGCCGCCGCCCCGTGGGCGGGAACCTTTCACCTGTTCAGATGGGAACGGGGACTAATCTGCAACCATCGCATCAGCAGGAATCGCCCAGACTCGCCCGAACTTGACCGCTCCCGGTATCTTTCCAGCGATGCAAAGCTGGCGGATACGGGAATCGGTAAGCCCGTGAAGTTTGGCGTATTGCTGAGAGGTTAGCATTATTATCCCCATTGATTAGGCTGCGAGTGATTCTTGTGTGGCATCCAGCGATTTGAGGTAATCCGCTGCCTTTTGCGCTAATGCCGCTGCTTTAAAAATTGCCTTGCTATCTTCGCGGCAAGCTTTTAGCCAATGTTGAATATATCCAGCGTGACGCAATTCACCTTGAATGCCCATATCAGCACAAGTGAATGCCGCGCCTATTTCGGCAACCAGTTCTTCAAAAGCATAAGCAGGATTACCGAAACGACCTTGCGACAAGTCGCGATCAAGGCGGGAACTCGATCCAGTCCAATGCGTCAATTCGTGAAATGCCGTGGCGTAATAGTTTGCTTCGGAATCGAATGCCGTTTTATTCGGCAATTGGATGCGGTCTTGTGACGGCATGTAAAAAGCAGCGTCGCCGCCGTGTGTTATTTGTGCGCCCGTCTTGATGATGAGTTGCTCGCAATCTGGAATCGGGTTAAAATTGGTTTCCGGCTCTACAGGGGCGGAATCGGCAAAATTAGTCTGTGTCGCATTGAATACCGTGTATCCACGAATGACACAGTAACCCGGCTCCGCCTCGCCGGTTTCAGCGTTTTTCTTGCCTTCGATGGGCTTAAAGAAAACGATGTGAGTCCCTTTACTTCCTTTCGATACTTGGTAGCCAGATTCCTGCCATTGCTTGTAAGAGGCCCAGACCGGCGAAGAAAACCCGTTAGCCATTGCCGACATCCCAAGCAATAAGCGATTGATGCCGCGATAGGGTTTATCGCTAATTAAATTCTTGTCCGCCGTGTGATCTGCCCTCCACGGTTTAACCCAAGGAGCCGCGCCCTTTTCGAGTTCCGCGATGATTGAATCGGTAACTTGTTGGTATAAGTCCATTTTAGAATCCTTTCAAGTTCAGGTTAAGGCGCAATCCGCGCCCCGTTGCGCCCCGTGAGGCGCAGCAGGTCGGGGACTAGGCTGCTCGCTTGTAAACGCATAAGCTTGCGGGATGCTCAAATAAATCTGCTACCTGTTCAAAATCCACCTTGGCCGCTTTTGCAAGTCCAAGATTAAACGTGTCCATGTCGTAGTATTTTGTGCCAGAGTAAGCGCGTTGCCCCTCGTAGCGGTCTGGATCATAAGCAATCTCAAACTTTGCGACGCGGCCATCATTGGTTGTAACTGTAACTTTTTGCAGGATCGTTTCCATTTTTGCCTCTCATTTAGTGGCTACATCAATTGATGTAGTGACTACATATTAACGCTAACGTTAGCGAATAGCAACTACCGTCCGTCGGATGATAAAATGATAGTGTTTACTAACCTGGTCATAGGTAAAACACGCCAGAATTTGACATAATTACGCAAATGGGTCGCTGGCAGTTTGCACAGTGGACAAAAAGACAGTATATTGAGCGCATCGGAAAACACGGAAAGCGACCTTGGCTTACCTAGTAGACGAAAAAGCCGCCGAACGTAGCCGGAATCATCCGACCAAGCTGAAGGTTATAAGACTCAAGGCTGACAAAAAAGAACGGCGCAAAAAGCGTCGCCAAGAGCGGCAAGCGGCATATATCAGGCGCAAGTCCGGCCCGGTCAAGATATACAAGCTGCCAGCCTCGAACCCAGCCACGTTCTACGATACCCAGGAATGGAAAACCCTGCGGTATAAGGTCTTGGTGAAATATGGCGCAACATGCCAATGCTGCGGGGCTACGAGGCATGACGGGGTGAAAATCCACGTAGACCATATCAAACCGCGCTCTAGGTTCCCAGAACTCGAACTAGACGAGAACAACCTGCAAATACTGTGTGAACCCTGCAACATGGGTAAACGAGCGCACGATTTGACGGATTGGCGATAATCGCTATAATGTGAACAAAACGGGGTGTTAAGCCGACCCCCCCGCGCTAGGCACAGCCGGGGATAAGCACGCGAAAGAGTCAAGCCAAGAGGCGCAACAAGCGCAACACCGGTAGACTCAAGTAGATGTGATATACGGACGCCGAAGTAAAAATCTCCCGCCCTCAAAGCGGTTGAGATGTTCCTATTACCTCACAAGTTAGCATACACTAACATACCTCCATTGACAGCCAATAAAAGCAAGCGCACACTAACGCCATGAGCAACGCTATCGCAGTTCAACGGCGTGAGGAAGTCCTACAGCTTATCGCTGACGGTAAGCGGCTATCAGACATCGCCCCTATCCTCGGCGTGTCCTGCAACGCAATCTCAAAAGCCCTCAAGGACGATCCAGACTACCGGGCCGCGATATCGGAGTCTTTCGATAAACGACTTGATCTAGCCGAAGATGCGATTCTTAACGCAGCCGAGCAGGTTGATGTATCGCGCGCGCGCGCATACCACGATGCGCTGAAATGGAGGGCGGGCGTAGAGGTGGACAAGTTCAGGGATAAGCAGCGATTAGAGGTAAATCACACTGGCCAGGTCGAGCAAGTCCTTCAGTTCGACGCATCATCGTTGCTCGACAAGCTACGGACGGTAGATGTGCAAGCGCAACAATCGCATATAGTTGATGCAACACATGCGGAAATAGACGTAAGTGATTGATTATATTCAGTTGGTGCAATGCACACGTATTTAACATAATGGTCATTATACGAAGTGACGCTATTGTGTGAGTATTCACTGACTTTTGATGCAAAAACGACCCTGGTGGCTTGTTTTTTGGTTCCATACTGACCGTGTGATGGCGAGGCTCAACACTCCCATACATTGAAAAACGCTGTTTCACCCGTTTTTTTGAATACTGAAAAAGAGTGAGTATTTTTTTGGCGGCGAAAAATTTTTCTGGAAGTGAATTTTATAAGTGCTTGATTTAAAAGTAATAAACTCACTTAGAACTGCATCAATGACGGATGCGGTGAAGTATTGGGACGCATTGGAGAAAGAAGGGAAAAAGCACAAGCAACAGATAGTTGTATTTCGGGAGTTGTGTCGGGCGGATTTGTTTTACTTGTTGGTTAGGGCGTGTGGTCGGGAAGATATGTTGCATCCATGGCTGTATGAGAGGGTTAGGGATGTTGAGGGTGCGCCGGATGGGTATTTGGACTTATGGAGTCGTGAGCATTACAAGTCCACGGTTATCACGTTTGGGCTGACGTTGCAGGAGATACTTAAAGACCCGAATGTGACGATAGGGATATTCAGTCATACGAGGCCGATAGCGAAGGCGTTTATGCGGCAGGTAATGCGGGAGATGGAGAGCAATGAGAAGCTCCATGCTGCGTTTCCTGACGTATTGTGGGGGAAGTCTTTAAAGGACTCCCCGAAGTGGTCGGAGGATGATGGGATTATTGTCAAGAGGACATCTAATCCGAAAGAGGCCACGGTAGAGGCATGGGGATTGGTGGATGGTCAGCCTACGTCGAAGCATTTTAGTATTTTGATGTATGACGACGTTGTGGTTAAGGACTCGGTAACTACGCCGGATATGATTGAAAAGACCATGAGTGCTTTGGAGGTTTCCTACAATCTGGGGACTACGCCGGGTAGACGAAGGTTTGCCGGGACGCGATGGCATTTTAATGACCCATACGCGACGATTCAGAAACGTGGAACGGTGAAGGTTAGGGTTCACCCTTGTAGCCGGGATGGGACTGAGACTGGCGACCCTGTTTTATGGACTCGTGAGCAGATGGCTGAAAAGCGGCGTGACATGGGGCCGTATAACTTTTCAGCGCAGTGTCTTTTAAATCCGAAAGCTGATGCCTTGCAGGGGTTTAAACGAGACTGGATCAGAACCTACAAGTCTGTTGATCATTCCAAGATGCCGAAATACATCTTGGTAGACGCTGCGAGTTCCAAGAAAAAATCGAGTGACTACACCTCGATGATGGTTGTGGCTCTTGGGCTGGATCAGAATTACTACGTTGTAGATATGGTTCGGGACAGGCTGAATCTGAGGGAAAGGGCGGACAGGTTATTTTCTTTACACCGTAAATGGCGACCCTTGGAAATTCGGTATGAGCGGTATGGAATGATGGCGGATATTGAGCATATTAAAGACCGTCAGGAAAAAGAGAATTATAGGTTTGAGATTAAAGAGGTCGCAGGAAAAACTGGAAAAGAGGACAGGATTAAACGTCTTTTGCCTATTTTTGAACAGGGAAGGATGTGGTTCCCTCAAAGTATGCACGTAAGCGATTGGGAAAAGGTTGTAAGGGACTTGGTGCATGATTTTATTGAAGAAGAATACATGGCGTTTCCTGTTGGCAGTCACGATGACATGCTGGATTGTCTGGCGCGAATCGCGGAACCTGAAATGACGCTTGCTTGGCCGTATGAGAATGTGAACTGGTCAAAAAAGATTGTTTATCCTAACTTGGGGTTTGTATGAGTAGAGATACTTTAAGGCTTCCGAGAAAGGACGATTTCAGGGAAGTAAAGCAGGAGATTCGCCCGACTTCGGTGTTTTTGGTGAACGAAGACCCTTTGGCGAGGGAGTTGGTAAACAGAATTCTGAATGCAAAGCAGCGGGATGTTTTAGTCCTGACCGATAAAGAATGGAAAACAATAAAAAATTCGGTGGTGATTATAAATGCCTGACGGATCATACAAAGAAATGAACCACGAGCTGACTGAGGGCAAGTCAGACAAGGATGCTGAGTTTCTGGCGGCTATTCAGTCCGCTGAATCTCTTGCTTACGGCTCTCAGGAGGAATCCTCGCTTGGTGAGGAAAGGTCTAGGGCAATTGATGATTACCTTGGCAGACCCTACGGAAATGAAGTAGAGGGGCGGTCGCAGGTAGTATCGAGAGATGTCTACGACACTATCGAATGGATTAAGCCTTCGATACTTCGGATTTTTACAGGCGGTGATGAGGTTGCAAAGTTCGACCCAATAGGGCCGGAAGATGAGGAACAGTCCCACCAAGAGACAGACTACATAAACTACGTTCTGATGGAGCGTAATAACTGGTTTATGACCTGTTATGAGTGGTTCACAGACGCCCTAATGACCAAGAACGCATATGCTTTGGCCTATTGGGACAAGAAAACGCAGGTTGAAAGCGAAAAATACGAAGGTTTGACCGATGAGCAACTGGTTTTGTTCTCACAAGACCCGGAAGTGGAGATTGTTCAGCATACCGCGTATCAAAACCCTAATTACATGCCGGTTCCCGGACCTGACGGGCAGATTATTCCGCCCGACATGCTGCATGATGTTGTAATCAAGAGAAACAAGGAATATTCAGGGGTAAAAATCTGTGTCTTGCCTCCTGAGCGGGTGATGGTGTCGGAGTCTCTCTCTGGAATGTCGGTAAGGGACTCTGATTTTTTTGAATATTGGGAAATGGTGACAATTTCCGATATTCGGAAGATGGGTTATGACATTCCAGACGACATTAACGACGATGCCGGAGAGATTGACGGGCCGGAAGATAACTCAAGGGATTTGTTTAACGAGAATTTCGCCCGAAGAAACGACGATAGCTCAGATCCCGCTGGCCGGAAGGTGTGTTTGCGGACTTTATGGATTAAATACGACTATGATGGAGACGGAATAGCCGAGCTTCGCATGGTTATGAAAGTCGGCTCTACGATTCTTTACAACGAGGAATCTGTAGGCGTTCAGGTAGCTTGTATTGTTCCTACCCCGTTGTCTCACCGTCACCCAGGCTTGTCGGTTCGGGACATGATTACCGATTTGCAGCTTATCAAGACAACGATTTGGCGACAAACTCTTGATAACCTGTATCTGGCAAACAACGGAAGGTATGGCATATCGGACAAGGTAAACCTTGA